TGAACTCCATATAAATAGTTTTAAAATTATTTGTCAAACTTAGTTTATTAGTTTGATAGTACAAAAAAAAATCGATTAAAGACTGATTTAACCGATTAAATACATTATGTAATTTTTAAGTTACGTTAATTGTTTAATTTTATCTTTAATAACTTCTAAGTATAAAGCCATATCTAAGGCTTCTTCTTGTGCGTGGTTTACCCAATCTAATAGCGTTAAATCAGTTCTTTCTAAATTAGTGCCGTATTTTTTAAATCCTATTTCAGAACGCTCGGCAAATTTCTTTATTACTGAATTAACGTGCTTATCATTTGTTTCTTTATATCCTTTTTTTAACATCATATAATTTTTCGCTCGTTCCTTTGCTGTGCGCTCGTTAAATTCACTGTTAAATATTTCTTCGTCTAAGTACATATTAAATAAGGTTTTTAAATTTAAGCATTAACATATAACTACTATTGCTAATTTCATAGTTATAATCGCAATCGTTACAACTCATTAAACGCTTAATAGTTCCCATTGCGGTAACATTGTTTTTTACGAGCGTTGTGTATTCACTTCCACAAGTAGGACAACTGTATTTTAGATTGTTGTTCAAAACTCCGTTGTGTGTATTTGGTTTAATGTAGTTTTGCATAGTCAAAAATACATCTTCTAATACAATTATGTCGCCCTCGCAATAGTTAACCATTTCTTTCAACGCTTCTTTTTCTCCTTTCATTACGCCCTTCCACATATCGAAACCACTATGCTTAACCTTTGCTCCAACTCCTAAAAATTGAGCAATATAATCAAGCCTATTTGAGTTAAAATTAAAACCGCTTTTGGCTTTTTTCAAAGTGTCTAAAGTTCGGTAGTTCGGGAACATTGGAATACGGTGGAAAATACAACGTGTTCTTATCCACTTAATATCAAACCTATCCCCATTGTGCGCTATAAGTTCGTCGGCTTGGTTTGCTACTTCGATAAAGTCGATAAGCATTTGACGGTCGCATAAATCTTTATCCCAAGTTAAACTGTGTATTTTATCGCTTCCTTCCCATTTGTAAGATATACAAATTATCTTTCGCTCGTCTATTATGTTTTCAAAACCTAAGCTAATTTTGTAACCTATACGCCAACTATAACAAATGTTTGGGGATGTTTCAATATCAAAAAAAAGCCGTTTAATTTGCGTTTGTCCTTCACGCATTTTAAACAACTCAACTTCTTGTCTTTTGCTAAGACTGTAACGGTTATTTTTTTTAAACGGTAAACTTAGTTTTTTTATTTCAACTTCGTTTAATCTGTAACGTCTTTCTTTGTTAAATTCCATAAAGTTAAAGTTTTGGTTTACACAAATTTAATAAAGTATTTGATATAAACAACAAAAGCACCGAAAAAATCCGATGCTTCTGAAGATTAACCAAACTAAAACTAAATTATGAAACTCAAATATAATACTTTATTTTTAAATACAACTTATGAAATATAATTATTATACCCTATATGATAAGAAAAACGATTATTCTTAACATATTATACCCTATCGGTTAAAAAAATGCGATTATTTATACATTAAAAACTTTTGACCATTTTTCAAACTTTGCTTTGCGGTCTGCTAAACCGTTACTTCCGCCATTGATACGTTTAGTCAAAGTTATAATGTCGTTACGGTCTGCAAAAGTATTTAACTTACGCTTATTCCAAAACCAAATAGCCGATAACATTGCGTTAGCTTCTTGACTTAATAAGTAGGGATTATTTACAAAATCAATATTCAAATCTTTGCTTATCTCGGTGTAGTTTGCTCTGCCCGTTATTTGAATGTAGCCACGCCCTCTAAATTTGTAACCGTCACCCGCTTGTGTATTGCCTAAGTCTTTGCGCCCCTCGTACTTATTGAAATAGGCTTTGTTACCTAATTCTGTTGTGAATTTAAAACCTCCGCTTTCGTGGTCTATTTGCGCAAAGAAATGCGCTAACCGTAAAGGCGTGTTTATTCCGTTACGTTCAAGTAAAGTTTTGTATTTTAAATGTAGGCTCATTTACTCGCTTTTTTATGTTTGTCAAAATCCGCTTTTAACTTTTCGTAAAGCCCTTTTAACTCGTCGTAATCACGCTCTAAAACCATATACTTAGCCGTCAACTCTCGGTGTAACTTCTCCCAATTCTGAGAGCGTTCGACTTCCTTTGCGTAGTCGAGTTGTATTTTGTTAAATTGCGTTTGTAATTCTCGGTTATGGTCTTTGACAAAGTTTAAATCTGCCATTACCTCGTTCATTCGGTCTTTGTAGTCAGTCAAAAATTGGTCGTAAACGCTTTGCATTGTTGCTACCGCATCGCCATTCGCCTTTTTTATTTCTACTCTTTTAGCTTGTTTGCCTCCAAAAATCCACGCTATCGGAGTTGTAACCGCTCCTAATATTAACGCCCAATTATCTAATAACCAATTCATATTAATACCCTCCAAATAATATACATTGCAACCCGCTTTCGTTGGTGTAAATGCCTATGTGTGTAACGTCTGTTTTCTCGATTGCTAATTTGTGGCTCGGACTATTCAAATAAGTCAATAAGTAATTTTCTGCCGTGTGTTTATGCGTGCAAATAACTTCCGCAAAAGCCTTTGCATTGGCTTTAAATTGCCTATCAACAAAATCCTTGTGGCTTACCTCGTTATCTGCCATCCAATTAACGTGACTTTCTGCTATTTCTGTTAGATTTAAAGCACCTTTTAACTCGTTTAGTCCGATTATAAGCCTATGTTTGTTTATCTCTGTTACAACGTCTAAATCTAAGCCATCAAAATCAATAGGGTAAGGTGTGGCGAAAGTGTCTTTTTTAATTGGATTGTAAGAGATAGCCAACCAAACAAAAAACGCTATGAATAAAATTATAAGAACCATAAAATCAATATCGTAATTAAACAACCTACGATAGTTCGTATAGCGTCTTTTTTATCCTCAATAGATTGCGTAGTCATTGCCCAAAACCACTCCCAACCGAAGCCTATTAAAGTTGAAAATATACCGCCTAAAACTAATCGAGCAAACAAAGGCACACCGTTAAAAGTTAGATTAAGCAAATATCCCAAAGTAATACCTGCAAAGACGTGTAAAAAATCTCTAAAGTTTTTCATTATGATTTAATTAAGTTAGTTCCGAAATAATCTATTCCAGTTGTTGTATTTGCACCCGTGGATTGAACAACGTAATACCCTAAATTTAAAGCAGTTGAAGCACTTGGTAAGTCGGTAGTTAATGTACCACTTGCAACACCACCAGTGTTAACTCTTGTAACCGTATAATCAACGTTACTACCGTTGGTTTTTAAACGTAAAACATAGAAATCAGTTTCAATAGTATTACTTGGAAAACTTGCACCTAAATCAATAGCCGTTGCAGTTCCGCTACCGTCGTTATGAATTAAATGCAAATTGTTTGATGTGGTTAGTTTTGCTAACCCTATGCAGTTCAATAATGCAGTAGGCTCAACATTTGTAAAGTTAATTGTTGTTGAAATTCCAACAAAAGCTCTTACGTTTGCATTGGTACAGTTTTCCGCAAAACCTAAACCTACTATAATGTCTAGACTTGAATTTCGGTTAAAGTATGTTATTGTTTGACGTGCTTGTGCTAAGTTACCTGTAGTGGCTACGGTAAGCCCTAATCTTTGTCTTCTTGTGTAAAGACTTGTATCAGCAAAACTTCTTGCAGTACCACCTTGTACTGCAAAACTAACGCCTTCTAAGTTATTAAGCGAATTACTACCAAATATTGGAACGTTAGCGTGTTTTTCGTAAATAACGGGCAAAACATCTCTATTATCCAACTGAGTTTGCGCATTGCTTGTTAAGCTATTGATATATTGAAACTCGGTATTACTTACGCTACCGTCGGCAATTTTAACCGCGTCTATTCCGCTTGGAATATCCGAAGCTGTTAAGTTTGATTTGTATTCCCTTGTTGACCACGCACCCGAATGAAATACCCTAAACACTAAACTACCTACTGAATAACCCGTACCGCCTATTGTAGCAGTTCCGTTTCTAACATAAACAACGTATCCTTTGCCCTCTGTCGGGCTTGGGTCTGTAAAAGTTGAGTTTGCTACTACTGTATAATTAGTATCGTTTGAGGCTGTTGTATTTGATGAAACTACGGTATATCCACCACCGCCCGTAATATCTGCTAAGGTTGCTATTTGTGAAGATGCGCCCGTTGGGAGTGAGTAGTCTATGCCGTTGACGGTTATTTTTTCTGGAGTGATAACAATACTTCCATCAGGGGTTACTAATGTTAATGTACCATTTTCAAGCCTATAACTTGTATCATCAGAAGCACCATTAACTAAATTTGGAGCTAAATCTAAACTTTGAAGTAATGCTGAATCAAAAAGGCTAACTTGATTATCATAATAATTAGCTACTTGCTCCCCATCTTTAAATATTTTTATCGACCTATTTTCCGTATCAACTTCAATATAATTATCTACATCAATAATAAATTTAATGTTGTTTGTTGTTTCGTTCCCCTCATCCGTTACAGCTTGTAAGTCAGGAGTGCCACCACCGCCCGAAGCGTAGATATTGGCTAAGGCATCGTTTAATTCAGCGGTTGTAGAGGTTGTAGGGTCGGTGACGTTGATAACAGCACCGCCGTTTGTGGTTACCTCGTTAATGTTGTTGTTTGTTTTTTGATAGGCTGTTCTGTGTGGGTCGCCCGTTCCATCATTCGCTGATGTCCCTACGTTTATCGGTGTTATTGCCATCTTTTTCTTTTTGTTTTTTGCTTAAATATATTTCTAACTTTCGTAAAAGTTGTCCATTCGGTTGTCGCTTTTTTCTATCCATTCCTTAGTGTTTTTACCCACAATATCAAAAGCAAATCCAACTTTTCTAGGGAACGGATTTACTATGTTTTCATAATACCAATTATACTCCGTTGGTCTCACTCTGTTTAACCATCTTTGCGCTCGTTCCATATACATTTCAACCTTTAATTTTTGGCTATCAATGATATATTTTACTTCGCTCATTTCAACGGGTTGACCGTTTGCAGGCGTGTGTTTATAAATGCCACCGTTAGAAACTTGAAAACTACCGATAGTTAAATATTCAACGGCACTTTGATGTATTACAATAGGCTTTATAAATTCGTTGTACAAAGTTAAATAATTACCCGCTAAAGTGTCAGCTTGATAATCCGTTTCAATTTTATTGTAAAGCGTATCGCCTAATAATTCCTTAACCTTACTGTTTTGAGCATCGATAATACAAAACTTGTAACGGTCAACGTCAATCTTACCGCCTAAAGGTGTGTTAGCGGTTAACTCCCCCGCCTCGTAATCTATTAAATATACTGCCATAAGTGTTTATATGCTTTTTTATTTTTAATTCTCCAAATTATAGATTGGTTAATATTATAATCTTTTGCAATATTTCTTAACGAACGATTATCATTGTAAATATCTAAAACTTGGCTATCTGTTAATTTTGTTTTTATTAATCTATTTTTTACAGCGTGAGTAGTATTTTCAGATTTAGTAACCCACTCTAAATTTTCAACTCTGTTATCTGTTTTAATACCGTTAATATGATTTACTTGCGGTTTGTTTTCGGGGTTTGGAATAAAAGCCTCGGCAACCAATCTATGAATAACCATATCTTTTGAGTTCCCATTAACTTTTAAATTACATCTTAAATAACCACCTTTATTTAACCTTACTTTTTTAATTTTTACATCAATAATTCTAACGCCACCATTGTATTGATTAATAAACCTTATTTTATTTATTATATTACCTAAATTGCTAACTTGGTAATAATTTTCAAATCCCTTAACGTCTTTCCAAATTTCCATTTTTTTTATATTTAAAATTAAAACATAAATATACAAAAAAATGTTTACAATTAAAAACCTACCATATAATTAATTATTCAACATACGCACCTTTATTCGGCATATCATTAGGCGGTTGCGCTACTAATTTATCGTTTTCTTGCCATTTGGCTAAAGGTCTATCTTTAGGGTCGAGTTCTAAAATCATACGTCGAGCTTCATTAACACTAATTTTGTTATTGCCTTTTCTTAAATATATTTGCCTTTGCCAAAAATGGTTGCAATTTTTTCCGCCTTTCCAAAGCCATATATTATATGTATCGCTTCCTAACGGTCCTAACCCCGCATTAACTACCTTGCTACCCGCTAATTCGATGTCCTCTTTACGGTAAACCTTATCGGCTTTCATCATTTTAGCGCAAAATTCACGTTCAGGGTTTTTACTCCCCGCATATTTGTAACGGATTTTAAACAAAGAAGTGTCTTGTTCACTCATTACATTAGGGAATGAACTCGGCACGCTTGCCAAATTAAGACTGATTTCGCTTAGTTTCGGCTCTCCTACTACTTCGATTTCATCTACTAACTCCCAATCTTCTGTTATAACTTCCCCTAATTCTAAAAGCGCATCGGCTACTATTGGGTCTTGGTGTTGGTCGTGCTTGCTTAGGGTAATAGGCTCAACTTTTTTAGGCTCTCTTAAAGGAATAAAATCTAAATCAATAGCGAAACCCGCATCACTAAAAGTTTCCATTAAATCGTCAAGTATTACCTCTTGTTTTGTTTGGATAACATTAAGCATCGTTTCGTTAAATGCCGTTTCAATTTCATCAGCATTTGAACTAAACCCGTTTGCGCTGTCAATACCAAACATTTTACCGCTAACAACCTTGTGAGAAGTTAAAATCTTACCTTGCGCTTCTTTACTTAACCAATCAAATTGCTGATAAGCATCGTTTACCTCTAAATTATCAATAGTTATAGATGTATCTTTATTGTCATTCCAATTTATAAAAACATTACCCGCATTTGTCGTACCTTGTCCTTCTTTTTTAAATGCTTTTTTGACATTGGCTCTTACCTCTTCGCTTTGAGGCTCGCCGCTATTCATATTGATAATTTTACCAATACTTAAATCATTGGAAATATAATTAATACAAAAGTTTGCTATTTCTTCTTCTAATTGTGCGTAAGGCAACCCCGCCATATAATCGGGGTCTGTAAAGTAAGATTTCCCTAACTGATAAGAACTAATAATTTTAATATAAGAACCATTCTTTTTACCCGCTTCCCATTTAGGGATAAATATAGGTGTGTATTTTCTAGGTTGATTAAAGTCTAAGGAAAACCAATAACCCTCAATTTCGCCCTCTTCATTCATCTTATTAGGCAATACTTGATTCTTTGGAACGTGCTTAATTTTTACCAAATTACCTCCTTCATAAATAGCCTCGTAAGCTGCTTCTGAAAAAACAGCATAGTCTTGACAAATATTTCTTAAATCTTTTTTTGATAGCTTTTGAAGTACTTGCGCAAATTGTAACGGTTTTGTAGCTTGTTGTTTGGAATATAATCCTTTTCCATAAATCAATTTGGCGTAACTATCTATTATCGCTCTATTCGTTGGTGACCCGTTATATCTTTCAATAATGTAAGTATAAAACGAGTTTTTATCCCCGTTCATTACATACTCCTTATTATTAACTTCTTTAATATCGGGACGGACGTAATTTGAAAGTTGTATTACGTCAATAATTTGTTTTTTCACTTCCATAATATTATAATGTAAAAAAGGCGAAGTGTATCAACTCCGCCTTAATTAAGAAACTATTAAACTAAAGAATTATGGTGTTACGTTTGTATCACTTACTAAAGCCTCTAAGGCTGTTTTAGCCGAACTTGATAAGTAAGGACTGTATTTAGTATCAACTGCCTCTAAAGTGATTTTATAACCACCATCGTCGGTTGACTTGGTGCTTGAGGTTGCATCCAATCCCGTATCAATTCCAACGGCAAAAACATTACCGTTAAAGTCGTGAACGAAAGCGGTTGTGATACCGTAAGTCAAAGCTAAAAATTCAACTTCACTTTCTTTGGTCATTTTTTGTAAAACTAAGTTAAGTACTTGCTTAATCTC